ATATTAGATGATGTGATGTCTGAAGAAGACTCATATTCAGAAGCAGGACGTAAATATGTTAAAGAATGGTATCCTGCAGGACTAAGAACACGTATTATGCCTAACGGAAGTATTCTTATCATAAATACTAGGTACCATTATGATGATTTGTGTGGGTGGTTACTTAAACAACAAGAAGATATGTCTGAATATTCTGTTATTCCTTGGGATGTAGTACGTATTCCTGCATGGGTAGATGATGAAGCATCAAAACTATTAGATTTACCTGTAGGTTCTTCTTATTTTCCTGAATGGAAACCAGATGATGTACTTAAAATAGATGAAGAAGAGATAAGAGCTTCTAATGGTAGTAGATATTGGGAAGCTCTCTACATGCAGAACCCAACACCAGAAGAAGGTGGTCTAATTAAAAAGAATTGGTTACAATATTGGGAATATGATGACCCTCCTACCTGTGATTTTATGATTCAAACATATGATACTGCATTTTCTACTAGTACTACAGCTGATTACAGTGTAATACAAACTTGGGGTATTTTTTCTATGTATGACCAAGATGAATATGGAGATGAAGGTTATCCTGCTAACTTAATCTTACTAGGAAACATACGAGGTAGGTTTGAGTATCCAATGCTAAGACGTATGGCTCAAGAATTGTACAGTAAACACATGCCAGATATTTGTATTGTAGAAAAAAAAGCATCAGGTCAATCTCTTATTCAAGATATGAGAAGAGCAGGACTACCAGTTAAAGAATATCTACCAGATAGAGATAAAGTATCTAGGGTGTATGCAGCTTCACCTATGATTGAATCAGGCAGAGTATGGTTACCTAAGAATAAAAGATGGGCAGACGATTTAGTAACAGAATTATTACAGTTTCCTAACTCAGCTCACGACGACCAAGTAGATGCTTTAACTATGGCTATTCACTACATGAAAGAGTCATGGCATTTAGAACATCCTGAAGACCCATACTACGAAGATGAGCCAAGAAAAAAAAGAGTTGCGTACTGGCGAGTATGATGCTATACTGTAATTTAACCCAAGGAGTATCTTATGAATAAGTTATGGAATAAACCAAAAATAAAAGAAATTAACGTAGGTTTAGAAATTAATTGTTATGCGTGTGCTGAAATCTAATGGCAACTGAAAAAAATCCTTTTGAACAAATGAGACCTGCAGCTGAAAACATTATTCAGTTAGGAGCTCAACAAGAACAACCACAGACAGGAGACCCAACCTTTGAGTTGGAAGATGATGGTGGTTTAACAGTTGATTTTTCTTCCACAGAAGAGAATACAGAGATGGGAGCATCAACTGAAATAGGTGAGTGGTATGGCAACTTAGCAGAAAACTTAGACCAAGATTTATTAGAAGATATAGGTAATGATGTTTATGATAATTTTGTTGCAGATAAAGATTCTAGGTCTGAGTGGGAGTCTATGTTTGAAAGAGGTTTTGATTTATTAGGTTTAAAAATACAAGATACAACAGAACCTTTTGAAGGAGCATGTACTGCAGTGCATCCATTACTAATTGAATCTGCAGTTAAGTTTCAATCAAAAGCATCACAAGAATTATTTCCATCTAAAGGACCAGTCAAAGCACAGATACTTGGTAAGGTAACTCCTGAAAAAGAAATACAGGCAAATAGAGTTCAAGACTTTATGAACTATCAAGTAACAGAACAGATGCCTGAATACTTTGATGAGTTTGAAAGAATGCTTTTTCATTTACCTTTATTAGGTTCAGCATTTAAAAAAATATATTATGATGAAACATTAAAGAGACCTGTATCTGAGTTTGTTCCTATAGACCAGTTCTATGTTTCTTACTATGCAAGTAATTTAAGTAAAGCAGAAAGATACACACATTTAATTTATCGTAACCCAGTAGATTTAGCAAAAGAAATACGTAATGAAGTATACTTAGATTTAGATTTACCTGACCCACAGAATCCAACACAAACTACATTAGCAGAAAAGATGGATACTATACTTGGTTTATCTCCAAGTTCAGATATTGACCCACAGTATGTATTATTAGAACAACATTGTTTTTTAGATATTAAAGATTCAGAAAGTGAAGAAGGAGAATCTTGTCCTTACATTGTAACAATAGAAGAACAATCTAGAAAAGTTTTAGGTATTAGAAGAAACTGGAAACCTACAGATAAAACTAAAACTAAGAATTTACATTTTGTACATTATCGTTTTGTACCAGGATTTAGTTTTTATGGTTTAGGACTAATGCATTTCTTAGGTAACATAACTATGACTGCAACTGCAGCAATGAGAAGTTTAGTTGATGCAGGACAATTCGCTAATCTTCCAGGTGGTTTTAAAGCTAAGGGTGTAAGAATGGTTGGTGATAATGAACCTATAGCTCCAGGAGAGTTTAAAGAAGTAGAAGCACTAGGTACAGATTTATCTAAAGCTATTGTGCCTTTACCTTATAAAGAACCTTCAGGAACTTTATTTCAGATGCTAGGGTTTATGACTGCAGCAGGACAAAAGTTTGCAGATAGTACAGAACAAGTAATTGCAGATGGTTCTAACTATGGACCAGTAGGAACAACAATGGCATTGCTAGAAGCTTCAAGTAAGTTTTTTACTGCAATACATAAACGATTACATAAATCACAGAAAGATGAGTTTAGAATATTAGCTCAAATAGACCACGACTACTTACCAGAAGAATATCCTTATGATGTTCCTATGGCAGAAAGAAATATTTTTAAAGAGGACTTTAATGGTAAAGTAGATATTATACCTGTTAGTGACCCTAACATTCCTTCTAATGCTCACAGACTTATGTTAGCTCAAATGGCATTACAGATGGCACAACAGTCTCCACCAGGAATGTTTAACTTAGAAGCATTAAATAGAACAATATTAAATGCATCTAATATTCCTAATGTAGATGAAATACTACCACCTAAAGTAGAACCACAAGAGATGGACCCAGTATCAGATATTCTTGCAGCTTCTAAAGGAATGCCTATTGCAGCATTTGCAGGACAGGACCATGACTCACATATTAAAATTAAAATGTCATATTTAAATGACCCTCAAAATGGTGCTAATCCTATTATGGCAAAGATACAACCTATCTTAGCATCTAATATACAAGAACATTCTGTAATGAAATATCAAGAACAAATTAATGGTATGACACAGCAGAAGTTACAAACTAAAGTATCTCCAGAGCAAGCACAGAATCCTGCAGTAGTACAAGGAGCAATGGCAGAAGCTGCTCAAGAAGTATTAAATGCAAATATGGCAATGGGTAAAGTAGAATCTCCTGAACAACAAATGGTAGATTTAGAAAAACAAAAAGTATTATTAGAACAAAAGAAATTAGAATTAAAAGCTATGCAAGATAATGCTAAAGCAGTACTAGAAGCTCAGAAGTTAGAAATGGAGCAAAGTGAAATAATGTTAAAAGTTGCTGACCAAGCACAAACAAAACAATTTAAAGCACAAAAAGCTCAAGCTGATAGATTATCTAAACAACAAATAAAAGCTTTAGATAGTTTAATGAATATGTCTATTGAAGAAAAGAAACAAGAAACAGAACAAGATAAGATAACAAGTACAGAAAAAATAAAAGCAGCTGAACTTTTACAAAA